CCTATAGGCAATGAAGATAATATGGTGACTGAACAAGCACCTTAAATAAATAATTATGGCAGATAAGAAATTTTCACAATTTACAAGTCAAGCAATGACAAGCAACTCTAAGTTAGTAGGTCTTGATGGTACAGCAAACACAATATATGACATAACTCAATTACAAACAGGCTTAGGAATAGGAAGTGGTGGAACTAATAGTTATATGCTAACAGGAATTATAGATGGATTAGGTACGTCTTCATTTGACTTTACATATTTTGGTTCAACATTAAATGGAATTTCAGATCAAGGTTCAGGTTTTTCAGTTTTTGTAAACTCAGAATTAACACATGTAGGTTTTAAATATTTAAGTGATGACCAACTAACCCAGCAATCTACAGATTCATATGTAATTAAAGTTTATGAAAGTAATACTAACTTTGATACTCTTCCAGCAGATACTCTTTCAAGTTATACTTCTGTATTAACTGCTATTACTATAACTGGAAACGGTGCTGGTAGTACTAGTACTAATTACGGAACTTATCCTTTTGCTTCAGTTGCATTGGGAAGTCCTTTAACTCTAACGGCTGGGAAATTTTACGCAATAGTAGGAGAAAGAAGTGGGGGTGCATCTGGATTATTTCCTAAGGATGAAGAAGCACAAATAACACTGAGAATAACAGAGTAAAACAAACAACAATTAAATTTAATTAAATGAAAAAAATAACAAAGAAAGAGCTTGAAAATATTATAGCTCAACAAAGTAAATTAGGAAACTTATATAATCAAATAGGAACTATTGAATTAAATAAAAGTTTAAAAATAGATGAATTAAAACAACTACACAAAGATGTTGATTCATTAAAAAAGAAACTTGAGAAAAAGTATGGGTCTGTAAATATTAATCTTGAAGATGGTGCTATAACACCTATTGAAGAAACTAAACTAGAAAAAGCTGATGTCTAATATTAGAAAAATTAGTATAGGTTCTGATTATAAAAATGATGCAATGCATTATTCTGTAGGTCAAGAAGTTTACGGTGGACATACTATTTGCGATATAATTGGTGAAGAAGAGTATTTAATATATATTCAAAAAGATAATGAAGTACTACCATGGAAAAAATTTAATCGCAATATGGCTATAGCAGTTGAATTTGATTTAAAGTATTAGTGAAAAGTTTATATGACTTTATTATTAAACCTTTAAACGGAAGGTATGATAATATAAGAAAAGTAGGTGATAAAACACTTATTATTAATACCACTATAGAAAACCACCGATTTGTGAGCAAGGAGGCAGTTGTTGTTTCGGTGCCAGCTGCTTATAGCTCACGTATTAAAGTGGGTGATAAAGTACATGTACATCATAACATTTTTAGAAGATGGTATGATCAAAAAGGTAGAGAAAGAAATAGCGCTAGATATTTTAAAGATGATATGTACTTTTGCAGCGCTGATCAAATATATATGTATAATGATAAATGTCATTTAGATTATTGTTTTGTAAAGCCTATACGTGAAAACCACAATTTTAAGACATCTAAAGAAAAAGAATACTTTGGTATATTAAAATATTCTAATAGTTCCTTAGAACGCTTAGGATTAAAACCTGGAGACCTTATAATCTTTACGCCAAACTCTGAATTTGAGTTTATTATAAATGATGAAAGATTATATTGTATGAAATCAAATGATATAGCTGTTACTCATGAATACGAAGGAAACGAGAAAGAATATAATCCAAGCTGGGCGCAAAGCAGTTGATGAGTTAATTAAAGTAGCTGAAGAAAAAATCATAACTGAAAGTGCAGATGATTTAGCAGCTGACCGTTTAAAAAATGCAGCAGCAACTAAAAAGCTTTGTATTATGGATGCGTTTGAAATATTACAACGTATAGAAGAAGAAGAAGATATATTAAAAAGTAACGGTAAAACAAAAGATATTAAGACGTTTAAAGGTTTTGCAGAAGGGAGAAGTAAATGAGTTATCAACAAACTTTATTTAAAGAATTAAAAGACGTTGTAAATCCTTCTATATTAAAGAAGCAAAACAGATATAAAAAGTGGGAGTACGGTTATAATGTAGAGTATGATTTTGTAGTAATAAGTAAAACAGGTAAAATTGGACAGATCATTGAAATTCAAAACTTACGCATTGCTTTACCAGCAGTCGATGAACCGTATAAACGAAGCGAAAATAAAGAGGAACAGTATTGGGAAAAATTTAAATATCCCAAAGAACTACAAAGGATAAGCACTAGATTTGATTGGGAAGAATATCCATTAGATTTTAAAGAAAAATGGTACGACTATATAGATGAAGAATTTAAGCGTAGAGAACAAGGTTTTCATTTCTACAATAACGGCAATATTGTATATATTACTGGTACTCATTACATGTACTTGCAATGGTCAAAGATCGACATTGGAGCACCTGAATATAGAGAAGCAAATAGATTATTCTTTATATTCTGGGAAGCGTGTAAAGCTGATAGAAGATGTTACGGAATGTGCTATCTTAAAAACAGACGATCTGGATTTTCGTTTATGGCTTCAGCAGAACTTGTCAACTTGGCAACAATCTCAAGTGATTCTAGATTCGGTATATTATCCAAGTCTGGTGCCGATGCCAAGAAAATGTTCACAGATAAAGTTGTCCCCATATCAGTTAACTATCCGTTCTTTTTTAAACCCATTCAAGACGGTATGGACAGGCCAAAGACTGAACTGGCTTATAGAGTTCCGGCCGCGAAACTTACTCGTAGAAAGCTCCAAGAAAATATTAAAGATATAGAGCTAGAAGGACTTGACACAACTATAGACTGGAAAAATACAGGCGATAACTCTTATGATGGTGAAAAGCTAAAACTGCTAGCTCACGATGAAAGCGGTAAATGGGAACGTCCTGATAATATATTAAACAATTGGAGAGTTACAAAAACTACATTAAGGCTAGGATCAAGAGTTGTAGGTAAATGTATGATGGGCTCAACATCAAATGCACTAGACAAAGGTGGAGGAAACTTTAGAAAATTATACAACAATAGCGACGTTAATAAAAGAAATAAAAACGGACAAACAACTTCTGGACTCTATAGCTTGTTCATACCTATGGAGTGGAACTACGAAGGATTCATGGATACTTTCGGATCACCTGTCTTTGATTCTCCAACAAATCCAGTTAAAACAATCGATGGTGGAACAATTACGACAGGGGTTATACAGCACTGGGAAAACGAAGTTGAAGGTTTAAAAAATGATCAAGACGCTTTAAATGAATATTACAGGCAATTTCCAAGAACTGAAAAACACGCATTTAGAGATGAAACAAAAGATAGTCTATTTAATTTAACTAGAATATATCAACAAATAGATTATAACGAAGATATTAATAATAGAGCTAATGTAACACAAGGCTCGTTTATGTGGATAGGTGGTATAAAAGATACAGAGGTTATGTTTGTGCCTAATCCACAAGGTAGGTTTTTAATTAGTTGGATACCACCTAAAAGTTTACAAAATAGAGTGATTATAAAAAATGGAGTTAAATACCCAGGTAACGAACACGTTGGAGCTTTTGGCTGTGACTCTTACGATATTAGCGGTACTGTTGATGGTCGCGGCAGTAAAGGAGCATTACATGGATTAACTAAATTTTCTATGGAAGAAGTTCCTGCAAATCACTTTTTTCTAGAATATGTTGCAAGACCTGAAACAGCTGAGTTGTTTTTTGAAGACGTGTTAATGGCTTGTGTATTTTATGGTATGCCACTTTTAGCAGAAAACAATAAACCTCGATTATTATATCATTTTAAAAGAAGAGGTTATAGAGGTTTTAGTATGAATAGACCTGATAAACTAGCTACAAAGTTATCAGCGTCTGAAAGAGAAATAGGTGGTATACCTAACTCAAGTGAAGATATTAAGCAAGCTCACGCAGCTGCTATTGAATATTACATAGAAACTTATGTAGGTGAAGTAGAAGATGGTTTTGGTGATATGTATTTTCAAAAAACATTAGAAGACTGGAGTCATTTTAATATAAACAATAGAACTAAATATGATGCTTCAATTAGTTCTGGTTTAGCAATAATGGCTTGTAATAAGAATAGATATAGGCCTGTTCCTGTACGACAAAAAAATAATATTGACCTTGGAATAAGAAGGTACAATAACAAAGGATTTATGTCACAAATAATATAATGAATGAAGATTAACAATACTTATAGCGCCTTTCCGGATCAGGTGGTACCTGACGCAGTAAAAGAAAGCATGGAGTATGGCAAACAAGTTGCTATGGCTATTGAAGGTGACTGGTTTAGTGGGACTAGATCTGGAGTTGAAAATAGATTTAACACCATGTATAATAGCTTTAGGATGCGTAGGTTATATGCTAGAGCAGAACAACCAGTTCAAAAATATAAAGATGAACTAGCTATAAATGGTGATTTATCATATCTTAATTTAGATTGGAAACCTGTTCCTATTATACCTAAGTTTGTAGACATTGTTGTTAATGGTATGGACGATAAGTTATATGATATTAAAGCATTTGCTCAAGATCCAGAATCAAGACGTATGAGATCTAAATACGCTGAAGATATATTAAGAGACATGCAAGCTAAAGAGTTTTTAAATAACTTACAAGGTGCTGTAGGTTTAAATTTATTTAACTCTGAAAATCCTGAAGAACTTCCAGAAAACAAAGACGAACTAGATTTACACATGCAGCTTAGTTATAAGCAAGCTAGTGAAATAGCAGCAGAAGAAGCTATAAATAATACTTTAGAGTTTAACAAATATAGTTTAACTAAAAAACGAATTATAGAAGATTTAGTTACTTTAGGTATTGGAGCTGTTAAAACAAATTGGAACTCAGCTGAAGGTGTTAAAGTAGAATATGTTGATCCTACTCGTATGGTTTATTCATATACTGAAGATCCTAACTTTCAAGATATATGGTATGTAGGTGAAGTAAAAGCTTTGTCTATACCTGAAATTAAAAAACAATTTCCATATTTAACTGATGAACAAGTAGAAAAACTAGAACAATATCAAGGCAATGCTAGTTTCTTGTATAACTATAATAAAAATTATGATGGCAATTATGTTTACTTATTGTATTATGAATATAAAACTTATAGTGATCAAGTATTTAAAATAAAAAGAACATCAACAGGTTTAGAAAAAGCATTAGAAAAACCAGATACTTTTAATCCACCATCAACAGATAATTTTGATAGAGTAGGTAGATCAATAGAAGTATTATATAGTGGTTGTAAAGTTTTAGGATATGACATGATGTTAGACTGGGGTATGGCTAAAAACATGACAAGACCAAAGTCTAATTTAGTTAAAGTTAATATGAATTATAACATATGTGCACCTAAATTATACAAAGGTAGAATAGAATCACTTGTTAGTAGAATGACAGGCTTTGCCGATATGATACAGTTAACACATTTAAAAATACAGCAAGTAATATCTAAATTAATACCTGATGGTGTATATATGGATATTGATGGTTTAGCTGAAGTAGATTTAGGTAATGGTACAAATTATAACGCTAAAGAAGCTTTAAACATGTATTTTCAAACTGGTAGTATATTAGGTAGATCTATGACAGTAGATGGTGATCCTAATCCAGGCAGAGTACCTATACAAGAATTACAATCAAGTAATGGTGGTAATAAAATACAAAGTCTTATACAGACTTACCAATATTACTTACAAATGATTAGAGATGTAACGGGACTTAATGAAGCTAGAGATGGTAGTATGCCTAACTCAGATTCATTAGTAGGTTTACAAAAATTAGCAGCTGCAAATTCTAACGTAGCTACAAAACATATTCTTAATTCTTATTTATACTTAACTTTAAAAACTTGTGAAAATATAGTATTAAGAACTTCTGATAGTATTGAATTTGCATTAACAGAAGAAGCATTAAAAAATAGTATATCTACTTGGAACGTAGGCCAATTAGATGATTTAAAAAATATTCATTTATTTGACTATGGTTTATATTTAGACTTAGTCCCAGATGAAAGAGAAAAAGAACAATTAGAAGCTAATATTCAAGCAGCTCTAACTAAAGGTAGTATAAATTTAGAAGATGCTATTGATGTTAGAAATATAAACAACTTGAAGTTAGCTAATCAAATGTTAAAACTTAAACGTAAGCGTGCAGCAGCCGCAGCTCAAGCAGCTAATCAAGCTAATATACAAGCTCAAGCTCAAGCAAATGCCCAAGCTAGCGAAGCAGCAGCTATGGCTGAAGTTCAAAAGAAGCAAGCGGTTATGGACGTTGAAGTTAAAAAAGAAAAAGCAAAATCTCAATTTGAAATAGAACGTATGAGAGTTGAAGCTCAAATTAAGAGAGAATTAATGGAACTTGAGTTTAACTACAACATGCAGCTAGGTCAACAAAAGATAAATCGAGAAACTGATAGAGAAAAACAAATTGAAGCTCGTAAAGATAAACGAGCCAAGATAATTGGTACACAACAAAGTGCTATGATAGATCAAAAGAAAAATGATTTAACACCTATAGACTTTGAAAATGAGCAAGGTGAAACTGCACTCAATATTTAATTATTATATTTTATTATGTCAACACAAACAGAAAAAGAGACTAAAGAACCTCTAAAAATGAAAAAGAAAGTTGGTAGACCTCGAAAGTATACTAACACTAAAGAAGAAGTAACAAAATTAGATTTAACTAAAAAAGAAGAAGATGCCATTCCAGAGCAAAGCGCAGGAAACGTGGATGCGGTTGAACAAACCAAAGATGTGGAAAAAGTGGAGGAGCGAGCACCCGAACCAAGACTTGAAGAAGTTACCGAAGAAAAAGTCGAAACGAAAAACGAAGATGCGAACGAGGAAGTCACGGTAATAAATGAAGTTAAAGAAGAAGCGCAAGAATTAACAAAGCAAGCTGAACAAGCTATAGTAAAAGAAGAAACAACCGGTGTTCAACTACCTGAAAATATAAAAAAGCTAGTTGATTTTATGCAAGACACTGGAGGTACAGTTGAAGATTATGTTACTTTAAATAAAGATTATACTAAATTTGATGATAATCTACTAGTAAGAGAATATTATAAAAAAACTAAACCACATCTTGATGATAGTGAAATATCTTTTTTAATGGAAGATAAATTTAATTATGATGAAGAAGTGGACGAAGAAAGATTTGTGCGTAAGCAAAAACTTGCGTACAAAGAAGAAGTTGCGAAAGCCCGAACTTTTCTGGATAAAATGAAAAGTAAGTATTACGATGAAATCAAGTTGAGGCCGTCTACTACTAATGAACAACAGAAGGCTATGGACTTTTTCAATAGATACAACAAGGAGCAATCCGTAATGGCAGAAACGAGAAATAGATTTATAAA